TGTAAGCACTTCTAATCATATCTTTTGTATCTGCCATTTTTTATTACTCCATGATAAAAATTAAAGTTTTATAACAGTTATATGTACTTATTTATTATTTTTTAAATCTCTTGATCTTCTTGACCAGGATCTTCTTCTGGCTCTTCTTCTGCGATTTCATTTTCAATTTCTTTAATGTCATCTTCGCTCATCTTAAGCACATTCTTTTTGATCCATTTCGAAGAGTAGTATTTTCCAGTATACTCATCTATATCTCGAAGAAGCTGAAGTCTGTTTTGAAGTATTTCGGCTTCTTTTAACTCCTCAAAATGGTTATCTGACATGAAGTCATATCTGATATTTTCTTTTATTATGTTCCAATCTTCAGGAGTAATAATGCCTTTGAGTATGAGTTGTTTTTCTAAAACGGAGTCAAATATGATTGAGAACCTTGCACGCAATCTAGAGATAAATTTTGAAAACTTAACTTCGTCTCTTGTGATTTCAGAAGATCTGCCCAATGAGAACCCAGTTTCTGGTTCCATTCTGGAGATTGGAACGTTTAACGCCTTATACAATCTCTTTTGGAAGTACAGAATGTCTTCTAACTCTCCTAAGTTTTGTCCACCAGGAAGAGTTGTTATCTCAGTTCCCTTGCCTCCTTCACGTCTAGGAAGCCAAAAATCATCTGTCATAGACATATGTCTACGATCATCACGCACTTCTCCTGTTGATGCATCATACACAATACGGTTTTTGTGCTTTGTCATCATGTCTCTTAGATATTGTTCTGCCTTCATCTTAGGCAAGTTACCAACATCAATGTAGAATATTCTTCTTTCTGGAGCACGTGATATGCGATATATTACAGCAGCATCTTCCATCATTCTAAGTTGATTTAATGGCTTATATGCTTTATGAAGATGTGATAGTATAAGTGTATTCTTTTCGTTTAGAATACCAGAGTTTGATGAGACAATAGAATCTTTTGCGATTTTTAATCCATTTATACCAGAAGCCTGGCTCATACCAACTGTAGTCTTGGTATTGTTGAATCCTTTTTCATTATAAACGTAGTACTCTGCTTTTATCTCTTTAGTGATTGCAGTGCTTTGAACGTCGGATCCAGAAATCTTTTTGTTTTTGAATTCACGAACTTTTCTTAATTTACGTGGATCAATATATCTCAACTCTACAATTCCTTTACTAGGATTTGCTTCGTCTATCATAACGTGAAAATGAACTCTTCCGTCCACGTACCACTTAGAAAACAGATCGTAGCCCTGATTGCCAAAATCCATTAGCCTCATAACGTTATCAAATTCTTCACGAATTTTCTTTTTAATAGAATCTGGATAATCAACATCATCCGTTACACACTCTACGACTTTTTGGTCATATGTAATGTTGATTGCTTCGTTGACAATATCATCAACAGCCATTTGGACTTCAGGCTGTTGAATCATAGACCTGTATTTGTCAATAAGCTCAGCTTCAGATCTAGCTGAACCTTCTAAGTCGATAAAGCTAGAAACCGCACCGCCTGTGGCAGCAACGTCAACAGCGCCTTCGTCATTGTTAGCGGCGACGAAAGATTGAACTTTATTGTTCTTTCCGTCGTCGTCACGCTTTCTTTTTATTTCGAATCCAAATAATTGAGCCATACTATATAATCCCGTTATAAGTTAAATGAGTTTTTTAAATCACTCATTCGTACTTATACATTTTCGACGAAGCTTTCTTGGGTTCCACCATCGCCTGTGATGCCTTGGGCATCCCACCAGTCATATTGGAATGTCACATCAAAACGCTCGATATCATCAGTAGTGTTCCAATCTAATGCGATGTTGCTAATGTTTGTGGGAAACAGTCCATTAAACTTGTATGATCTGATTATTTCTCCACCTTTTCCAAATTGATTAACAATTGCAACACTCTTATAGTCACTTGGGCTGTTGCCCTGTCTGTTGTTACCCAAATGGGAGTTGATGCTGGACATCCACTGTTCCATTCCATTTCTAACCGCAAAGTCTTCATCGTTAATTACGGTGACGTTCCATTCAGCAAATGTTCTATCGCCCGCAAGTTTGATTTTACGGCCAAAGTACGGCACTTCAATTGTTCCTAATGTTGATTCAGGAATTGAAGTTGCTTGTACCATAAAGGGCACTTTTAGCTGTGATGGTACATCAAATGGATTACTTATGATGACCTGGAAGAGTGACGCCTTAGCGCCACCTCCAGTTAATTGTGATCTCATGTCGTTAATATTAAAAGCCATTCTTATTCTCCTTTAAGTTCTAATAACTCTATTTATGCACGTCCAACAATTTCTTCAAACTCTATTCCAGTTCTAACTGACACAAAGTTTAGTTGAATGTAGTTAATAGAACGAGCAGGTTTAACATAAATGTCTCCAACAAACTCATTTCTGTCAATTACCTCGGGTGTGTTATTGGTTTCGTCACACACAACTTTAAAGTCTGTAATGCCTCTGCCGCCCTGAACATCCCTTAAGAATGGTTCGATAATATTTTTGAATTGTGCTCTTGTAAAATCATCATTAAATTCGAAAAGAGTTGTTTTTGCCGCTACAGCAATTGCCTTTTCAAGAACAATGAACAATCTACGAACGTTGATTCTATCGAATGATGAAGGGTTTTTTAGCATTGTCTTATCGCCAATCAACACAACACCCTGACCAGGCTCTGTCATGACTGGATTGATATTATCGACGTATAGCTCATCTCTTTCAGCTTTGTTAGGATTAAATGCTAACTTAACAACGTTTTTGATGAACCCTCTGTTATATCCAGCAGGTGAGAACCATGACTCTCTTTGCTGATCAGTTCTGACACAAAGACCTGCCATGTCTCCATTTAGTGGAGTATACACATAGGTGTCATTGTATTTGTCGTAACGATACTTATATCCAGTATCCATAAATCCATACGATGAATCTGCAGACAGATTATTGTTAAAGGTTTTGATTGCAGGCAAAATATCTGTTCTATTTCTATCTACAACAGCTTCTCTTGATGGAGAAACAAACGCAATACAGTCTTTTCTTGTTTCACAAACAGTACGGATAACGTAGTCAGCAAGACCGGTTCTATTTGATCCGCCACATGCTTTACCTGTAACAATAAGACTGACATCCAGATCTTGTTCAGATAAGAATTTGCTATATCCTGAGTCGTTTCCAATCAGTAGTGCGTAAATAGAGTCACTTCCTTCTGCGCTTCCGTCTGTTCCGCCAATTAGTGAGTTTTCACCATTAGGAATTGACGCAATATTTGTTCCTGCAGGAATTGAAATGTATGCTGATTTTCTTTCGATAACATCTGGAAGATAGTTATTTGTTCCATCTGCAAGTTTGGCACCTTCTGTTACGCTAACAGCTTCATATGTTTCTAATACTGTACCTGCTGTACCAGTGAACATGCCGTCCTGGTCAACAACTACAATATGTCTTTCTGTTACTGATGGCGAATTTCTGAAGAATCTAGCATTTTCAGCAGTTCCAAAGTTGAACTGAGAAATAACGTCAACTCTTAATGAGTTGCCCATTGCGCCAGGATACTTTGCGTTCAACCATCTGTTAGTTGCAGGAGCAGGCTCTGATCTTACAACACCAGAGAAGCTAATTTCTGAAATTGAACCAAATCCATCAACGTCTGGATCTGTAATTGCATCGACAATAACAGTTAAGTCGTTAGCCGGTGAAAGTCCGTTCAGAGATGTGCCTGGAATTACAATTCTGTCGCCTACGGCATAGTCTGAACCGCCAGTTTCGATTGTAGCAGTGTATGCCTGAGGTGACTTAACGACATCAAACAAAGCGCCTGTTCCAGATTGATGTGAATTTAGGGCAACAACTTGTGTTGTGACTCCATCATCCACATTCATGTTAAGATCTGGTGTATCGCTTGTTACGACAATCTCAATCTGTGCACCAGCTTGACCAGGAGTACCTGTAACTGTAATTCCTGTGGTGTAATCAGAGTTATCGCTTGAATCTTCAAAACCGAACGTGAATCCGTCATTGCTTGAGTCTGAAATATCGAGAATGTAAGTGTGACCATGTCTGATTGCTTGTGCAGTGGTAACTACAGCATCGAACAGCACGTTATTAGAGCCGTCAATTGTAACATCAAAAGACTGATCTTCAACAGAAAATGCGCCTGATACGTCTTGATAATTTGCAGTTGGAGATGGCCCACCGCCTGTCTGATAGAATGCAGTGATGCCGTTCGACACACGAACAACATTTAGTTGATTGCTGTACGATAAAAAGTCGGCTGCAGAAAAGAAGCTTTCTACATTATAGCCTGTTTTTGGTGCGCCGAAAATGCTTGCTAATTGCTTTTCTGACGTAACCAAAGTGATTTCGTTGACTGGTCCCCAACGAAAGGGTCCAGCAAATGCGCCCGCCGTAGTGGCTACTGCAGGAACAACAGTAGACAGATCGATTTCACTGATATTAATTCCTGGGCTTACTTGAAATGCCATGTTCATTTCTCCTTTTTGAATTATGCCTTTAAGGGTCTAACTTCTGATAATATTTATAAAAAAACATATTTAGAAATAGTCTTCGAACGGATCATAGTCGTGTTTAATCCAACCATTAGTTGGAATGTCATCGTCTATGTCATCGTTATTGAATCCTATAGGCAACAATTCATTATCAATATTGTCATTATTGAGTTGCTTTAACTTTTGAATGGTGTTTATGTCAGTCATATCTCTAAAGAATGCTTGGCTTGATAACCATCCAAACAACACCAATCCCATAACCAAATCATCGTTTCGTCCAGGTTCAGCTTCAT